AACGAATCGGAGGCCTTGAAACAGCGCGACTTCCAGGAGCGCATGTACGATGAGCGGTACCAAAAAACCATGGCCGACATGAGAATGGCCGGTCTGAACCCAATGCTCGCCTATCGCCAGGGTACTGGCGGCGGCGTTCCAAGCGGCGGTCAAGCGTCCGCATCCCTCGGCCAGGAGGGACAAATAACGGCATCAATGGCCGCGCGCGGGATCGAACAAGGTCTCGCAATGGTAACGAGACAAAGGATCAAACAGGAGACCGCAACAAGCGCAGCCCAAGCGGCGCAGATTCAGATGCAAACGAAAAAAACGGAAAAGGAAACGATGCTCCTGTCGAAGGAAGAGCCTTGGGCTCTGATCATGGAGCAAGTCGCGAAAGAAGGCGTGAAGCCTCTGATCGATTACCTACTCGAAACGTTCGGCACAGCAAAGAAACGATCGAATTCCAATAAGTCGATCTTCAAGGACTTCATTCCGTACATCCCACACAAGTAAGGGGAATCAAAATGAGCATGGGCAATAACGACAATACGATCCGGACAGGAAGGGATCGGACCTCGGTGGGGATCGATTTCCCACCGGAGAGCCGCACGAAGCAGGAGTTCCTGGACGAAACGAACATTAATAACGTAGTGGCGCAGCACGTCCTCACGGGGCAATTCACTCACGTAGCGGCAGCAATGCCGAGCTACGGTGACTTCTCCAATATCGAGGACTATCAAGCCGCAGCAAATCAAATCAAGCAGGCCGATCTGGCGTTCGGGATGCTGCCGGCGAAGGTCCGGAAGCGGATGGAGAACAACCCGGAGGTGTTTCTCGAATTCATGGCGGATCCCGACAACCAGGCGGAAGCGATCGAGCTGGGCCTGGCGGAGCCGCCGCCGAAACCTGTTGTGACAGGTGAGGTCACACCGGAAGAAAAGGCGAAAGCCAGGGGAGAAACGCTCCCACCCGAGGGGGAACCGGTTCCTGTAACCGGGGGTGAATAACCCCCAGACTAGTACCTACTTGATGTAACTAGTCTGAGTGACACACTCTGTCACTCTAAACCCAAAAAAGGAGACGCAATGCGTCGACGCAAAAACAAACGAAGAGGGCGGAGCCCTCGCTCACGACACCCTAAGAACCGTGGAAGCACGGTCAGAGGCGGCATAAGGCTCTAGGTGCCGTGTTACTACCCAATGCAGGCTTGGCGAGCCCCTGGCGGTGGAATCGTCTTCAACCGCAACGGGGGCTTCGTCGACTTGCCTCTTAAAGTCTCTTGCGGGCAGTGCTCAGGCTGCAGGCTGGAGCGCTCCCGGCAATGGGCTGTGCGGTGCGTTCATGAATCCAAAATGCACAAGCAGAACTGTTTTCTCACCCTCACCTACGACGACGAGCATCTTCCGGCTACTCGTTCGCTGGATGTCAAAGATTGGCAAAACTTTGCCAAGAAACTCCGGCGCCAGGTGGGTCCGTTCCGCTTCTTTCACTGCGGAGAATACGGAGACGAAAACGGAAGGCCGCATTATCACGCGGCCGTCTTCGGTCTCGATTTCCACGAGGACCGAAAACTCTACAAAACTACGAAGACCGGGGACCGGCTCTACACATCGGCCAGACTTCAAAAGGTCTGGCCCCAAGGGTTCCACACAATCGGAGCCCTCACGTTCGAGTCCGCTGCCTACGTCGCGAGATACGTCATGAAAAAAATCAATGGCGATCGCGCCGAAGCACACTATGCGCGGGTCGATCCAAATACCGGCGAATGCTGGTCTCTGAAACCCGAGTACACAACAATGAGTAGGCGGCCTGGAATCGGGACAACCTGGATCACCAAATTCAGCGCCGATGTCTATCCTTCCGATGAAGTCATCATCGGTGGAAAGACGGCCAGGCCGCCCAAATTCTACGACTCCCATCTGGAGCGAGAAAACCCGGAGCTTCTCCGGGAAATCAAAATACGCCGCGCAAAGAAAGCGGCGAAACACCGGTTCGATCAGACACCGGATCGGCTCGCAGTTCGCGAAGCCGTATCAACAGCTCGCTTCCGCGAGCATCATAGGGAGCTATAAAAACGGAAGCACTAATACTAATCGTAATCATCATACTCATAGAAATCATTCATCATATTCCCAAAAACTAATTCACCTATTACAAGGAAAAACAAAAAATGAAACTACACATATTCTCAATATTCGATTCTAAAGCTGAAGCATTCATTCAGCCCTTCTACGCTCCCACCAAAGCAGTAGGCGTTCGAAACTTCGCACACGCCTGCAATAATCCCGAGACCGATTTCAATAAATTCGGCGGGGACTACACCCTCTTTCATCTCGGTACCTTCGACTCGGCAACTGGCCGCGTCGAGCAAAACAAAACGCACGAAAACCTCGGCCTGGCGATGAGCTACATCAGCCCCGAAGGAGAACAATAATCATGAGTCGATCTAGAGACGGTCAACATTCATTTGCGAAAATCGAAGGGCCGCGCCTGGAGCGCTCAATCTTCAATCGGAGCCATGGCCATAAAACCACGTTCGACGGTGGTCTACTGATCCCCGTTCTCGTGGACGAAGCCCTACCGGGCGACACCTTCAACTGTCAGATGTCGACGTTCGCTCGACTCGCGACACCTCTTCATCCACTTCTCGACAATATGTATCTGGAAAGCCAGTTCTTCGCAGTCCCGATGCGGCTGCTCTGGGACAACTGGCAACGATTCAATGGCGAACAAACCGATCCAGGGGACTCGACGGACTTCCTGATCCCTCAACTGGTGGTCACCGACACCGACAACGAGATGTCCGACTACTTCGGCATTCCGACGGATGTCGAGGGGCTCACGCACTCGGCGCTGTTCCACCGCGCCTATAACCTCGTGTATCAAGAATGGTACCGAGATCAAAACTTGATCGACTCTCCAGTGGTCGTTCGGGACGACGGCCCGGATACGATCACGGACTACCCCATTCGAAGACGTGGCAAGCGCCACGATTATTTCACGTCCTGCCTGCCCTGGCCGCAGAAGGGCGACTCGGTGGAGCTGCCGCTCGGAACGTCCGCACCTGTGGTGATGGACTCGCAAAATAGGAGCGTGCTGCCTGGAAGCTTCAACAGCGGTAGACCCGCCTGGGAGTTCTCCGGTGGCAATTCGGCCGTGATGGTCGAAGCAGTTCTCGGTAGTACGAACCTGGGGATCCAGTGGAACTCGGCTCCTGGCGGTGGAATTAACAACCCGGCCATCTGGGACCAGCCGGCACTCACAGTGACTCTAGACGGCGCGACAGGCGTCGCCGATCTGAGCACGGCAACTGCCGCAACAATCAACGAGCTGCGGCAAGCAATCCAAATACAGCGTCTCTACGAAAGAGACGCACGCGGCGGAAGCCGCTATACGGAAATTATCCGTTCACACTTTGGTGTGACGTCACCCGACCAACGGCTGCAAAGGCCGGAATACCTGGGAGGGGGGTCGCAACAAATCTCAATCACTCCGGTCCCGCAGACCAGCGCATCCGATACGCAACCGACGCCGCAGGGAAACCTGGGAGCGTTCGGCGTGAGCGCGGGGTCTGGTCATGGCTGGGTGAAGACCTTCAACGAGCACAGCATCATCATTGGCTTCATCTCGGTACGGGCCGACCTGAACTACCAGCAGGGGCTCAATCGAATGTTCTCACGGGAAACCCGTTGGGACTTCTTCTGGCCGGCACTCGCGCACATCGGCGAGCAGGCGGTACTCAATAAGGAGATCTATGCCCAGGGTGACGCCGGCGCCGGCGTCGATGACCAGGCTTTCGGCTACCAAGAACGCCATGCCGAATATCGGTACAAGCCAAGCATCATTACTCGGCAATTTCGCTCCACAGATGCCGCTTCTCTGGACACCTGGCACCTGGCCCAGGAGTTCACGTCGGCGCCGCAGCTGAACCAAGTCTTCATCGAAGAGACACCGCCGATTGACCGCGTCATCGCGGTCGCGTCCGAACCGCACTTCCTTCTGGATACGTGGTTCGAGTACAAATGCTCGCGGCCCATTCCGTCGCACGGGACTCCCGGAATGATGGACCATTTCTAATGGGCTTCTTCAGCAAAATCTGGAAAGGCGTCAAGAGCATCGGCGGCGGGCTCCTCGGTGGTGGCGGTGGCATCACCGGCGCACTCGGGAGCATCTTCGGCGGGCCGCTAGGCGGGATCGCCGGGACAATCGGCGGTTCTCTGCTGGGCAATGTCCTTGGCGGTAGCTCTGCAAAAGATCAACGGAACTTCAACGAATCGGAGGCCTTGAAACAGCGCGACTTCCAGGAGCGCATGTACGATGAGCGGTACCAAAAAACCATGGCCGACATGAGAATGGCCGGTCTGAACCCAATGCTCGCCTATCGCCAGGGTACTGGCGGCGGCGTTCCAAGC